TCTGAAAGTGCATACTCCGGAATACCGCTCGATTCAGAAAACAGACCAATCAGACCGGCTTTCACATTACCCACAAAAGCAATCAGGTTGATCATGAGGTCATGTGCCCGGCGGGCTGCTGTTGCTTTCCTTGCATCCAGATTCTTTCCGGTATACGCACTGGCTCTCATTTCCTGTGCATTATATCCGTAAGAATCACCAACTGATTTAATCTGTACCGTTGTTGGTTCTCCCATTACGTCGGCTCGTGGCAGATCATCACCATAATTGTTGATAATTTCTGCAATACCCGTGGATTCATAACCGTAGAAAGTTGCCGTTTCGGCTCCCGGATCAACCTCACTGGTTATGGGCATAAAAGTAAGCGCAGACAACTCCGGATAATGTTTGTCATACGCTTTCGATTTTACATAATCAAGTTCTCTTGCAAAAAAAGCCGAGGCACCGTTTACTCCATCGAACCGTTTCCGGCCATCAGAAGTTCTGGCTGTGCCAGCAACTTCCTGCGTCACCACGCTCCCCTTTAAGTTATTGTAATCACGATTATCAAAATGCTTCATCCTGCTATTCCCTCCTTAATATTCGATTACTGCAATGTTGTTGTCAGCATCGGAAACACCTGTAAAGGTTGCTAACACTCCGACCTTATCACTCTCAGTTGCATTCCCGGCATCTGTAAAAGTGCCCACATTGTCACCATCAGTTACCAGATATGCCTTGCCCTTTGCAGCAATGGTAGTACCCGGAGCAATAATTACCCAGATTCTGCCTTTCTGCATTACACCGATAGCATCATAGTCGGATGCGGATACTTTACCATCCTTGCTGTTTTCCAGCTGCTTTGAGCCATGAACAAACACACCTTCAAAATCATCTGCAATACTCCCACTTACTGGGAGTTTTACGGTCTCACCTTTCGTTATGCCTGACACAACCCCCATCCCAGGAACCATTTCATTCCCCTCATCGATGGTGTATGTAAAAATATTCTTCAACGACAAATCAAAAATCCCACCGGCGATTCCTTTCGGAATCGCATAGCCATAATCATTTCTCAGACTCATAAATTACTTTCCTCCTCTCATATTTTTCAGCATGTTCTCCCTTGACGTTTCCGCCAACGACTTCCCGGAAGCATCCATGTTCACTTTCCGACCAAATGCCTGGCGCTTCTGACTATCAACGTTCTTCCTCTTCAATGCCGTATCGCAGGCAACTAAATACGCACCATTGATATAGGCACTGCTCTTGCCATCAAGGCGGATTCCCGGGTTAATAGCTTTGACGATGGCTTTCTTTCCCTCGATAATGCTCTTAGGAGTGATATTAAGATTCAGCTTTGCAGCCATACTACTAATGGCCATCATTTCTGCAAATACCCTTTCGGTCGAATCCATATTCACCCTTTTGTCGTCTGCTGGAATCTCAACATCCTCCAACTCGGAATCAGCATTCTTGGTTTCTTCATCTTCTGAATCGTTATTGGATTCATCATCCGAATCAGTATTCTGGCCATCATCGTCCTGATGTTCTGTATCATCTGAATCAGTAGACATGTCTTTTTCTGCTTCTAATTCATCAATGCGGTCCAGTAATGCTTTCATTTCTTCCTGCATGGCCGGGACATCCTCAATGGTAAGGGATTCCATATCGGAATCTCTACGATCTACGTTCTGTCGGATTTCCTCAATTGGATCCGTATCTTCATCCTGATTCGGATCATCCTCATCACCAGTAATATCACCCGGCAATACACTCTGTGCTGCCAGATACATTGCAACAGCTTCCTGCATCTGCTCCGGTGTCAATCCTGAATCAGAATCAAATCGGCTTCTTTTTTGTTTCTTCGTTCCTGTCCTCACGTTTCTTCCTCCTTTTAAAATTGTTTTATGAGATTTGCCGTCAATGTTCAGCCGAGCCGTACTGCCGGCTCTGGCCTCTTCAACCAAGGCAAGATGGTTGATTAAAATGTTTCTCTGGATAGCATCATAATGTTGTCCCTCATACACTCCGGGAGTTTCATCTAAATCCAGATCATAACCAAGACTTAACTCCCGGAGGCCGCAGGCTTTCAATTCCTTTGTGTTGTGAATAACAATATCGGCACGAACACTGTCCCCTTCTTTAATTCCTGGAGCCAATATCGTGCCGATCTGTTCTCTTTCCACATTGTCTTTCGTTATCTCACCTGCATCGTGCGTAACGATAATGGGCTTACCCTTATAGCTTTCCAGACTTTCCTTCTTAAAGACATCCTCCGGAAGTCTCAACTCGTATCTGGTGGAGCCATCTTCATTCGCATACTCAAATATTCCACAGGTTGTTACAATTGGTTTGTCTCTCAAATAGCCTTCCTCTGTAAAGTAAGTGCTATCCAAAGTAATGCTATCCAAGCGTTTAACCCTTTTCAATTTCATAAAATGAGCATTCTCCTTTCTTATGCTGCCGTCATGATTCCCGAAGCCATTTTCTCCAAATCAAAAACAGGGATGGCAACACATCTGCACTGATAATCTTCTCCTGGATGTGCACGCCGGCCGGACCGTTTATCTACAATCGGCGGATCATCCCAGCTGAAAATCTTATTGTGCAGCTCCCGGTGATCCTTACGAACCCGGGCACCATCACCAGCAGTCTTCCATTTATATTCATTGCAGCCAACATTACGTTGCTGATGCTGCGTAATCTGTGCATTAAGCTTTGCAACCTGATCCCTGGCCAGAAGCCTAGACTTTGATTTGGAAACACTATAACGTTCTTGAATCTGCTTTGATAGAGAGGTCATTGTATTACCCGAAATATACCCCTGATAGATAGTGTCTTTGAACTCAGTCAGGAATTCCGCCGGAATACTTTCTATCAATCCCACATTTGCTTCAATCCATTCTGCTAAAGCCTTTTGATAAAAGTCGCCCTGGTAATAATCATCAAGGATATTTACACCTAACGTCTTATTAACAACCTTTTTCCACTCGCTTTTACTAAATCGCTCTGTGGCACCTGCTATATCATTGAGCTTTTTTGACAAACCGAATAACCCATAGGCTGATTTCATATCCTTTTCGATTTCATCAAATATAATTTTAAAGCGGACAATCGTATTATCCAACTGCTCAAACCTCTGCAGCTTGCGACTTTCTTTATTTGCCTTTTTCCTGGAATTCTTTCCATCAAAACGCTGTGAGCTATCCACTTCTGATATTACAGACATAAGTTCCGGAAGATGTTTTTCCAGGCTATCCATAATGGCTGATCTCATCAATTCGGAAATCATCCTTCGGTACTCGCGCTCATATGATGCTGGAAACTTAGGAATATACTTTGCTTCCACATGTTTATTGCCATGAAACCGCCGCTTCCATTCCTCCTGCACTGTTATGTCCACATTAACCACCCCCAAGTACATTAGCCAAGATTTCCAGAGATTCTTTAAATGCCGGATGTAGTTCCATACACATCAGTTGCGGGTAGCTTCTCCATTGAGCTTGCTCCATTTCATTGTTATCGCATATCGGCAAACCTTCAAAGTCCTGACATAAGTAACTCCTGGCCGGAAGTATCCCATTCTGTGCACCGGCAGTATTGCCTATATGAACCAACCCCTTCGGCACAATATCAAATTCCTCCTGTGCTTCCCGAATAACTGCTGCTTCTGGTAACTCCCCTTCTTCAATATGCCCCCCTGGTCCACAAATCTGGCCATTATCCTTCCGTTTACCACAAAGGATTTTTCCATCCCTGACAACAATAAGGCCAACACCGTAATCAGCCTGATCTGTATTGGCTCGCTTAGTCTGTTCTTCGTCTTCCGGAGCCACCTCTTCACTCATTTCCGTAATACCGGTTTCAGATGTCTCATAAGATTCACCTTCGTTACCACCTGTACCGCCGGCCATGAGCTGTGCTAAAAATTCCATGTCCGGAACATCTTCCTCCGCAAGAATTTCCGATATTTCGTAATCATCTTCTTTTGCAAGGGACTTCCTTACCTCACTGGCATCCAATGCCTGCATGTCTACATAAGCCTGGGCTGCCTGGGCCTTTGTCAAATCGGCCGCCGTGTTCATTTGCCGAACTTCCGCCTTTTCCCTGTCACTCAAATTCCATAGCGGATTAAATTTCAAGGTATAGCTTTGAACGACTTCGACATTTCCCTTTGCCACACCGGCGGCAAGTATAATATCAATAAGCGTCCGGATGTTGTTCTTCAGACCTCGCTCCTGAATCTGGTTTATGTAGTCATAGTAATTAGTGAGATCCGATTCCCCCGTTGAATTCTGCCCGGCCGGTGATCGTCCGAAAAGAACCGTTTGCGGAATATTCGTGACCGCACTTAACAACTGGCAGCTCTCATCAATGATATCTTTCACTCCGGATAGCTGGAATGTCTGAAATGCGTAATCTTCGCCATCAGCATCGATCATCATTGTATTCAGAAGGCTCCGGGCTCTGTCTATCAACCCCATACGGTTAATAATATCTTCCTCACCTTGCGGAGTGGCTAGCTGTGCTGCAAGATTTTGTACTTTATAAACAGCTTGCACACAACGCTCCAACAAGCGGTACCCATTTCCATGTGTGGTTTGGCTATCCCTCAATTCACGCTTAATGCGGTTATACTCTGGTGCTCCAAAAAACATATACTGTTGATCTGTCGCACCGGTCCTGGGAAGCACTCCATTCTTAAAAATAAGCAAACGGCTCTCATGTACCCTAAATGGTGTTCCTCCATAAATAGGACTTATCCGATAGTATTCAGGTTGCCCGAATTTGAATTTATCTGTTCTATACTGATCGGGAGTATGCATATATGTACTCTCATACTCTGGCTGTACTTCCGGCCGCTCAAAAATCAGTAATTGATTTATTCCCTCAATGGCATCCCAATTCAGCGGCTCATCCAGATCCAACCCATCATCCACCAGCATTAAGATAACTGAACCGCCAAACAACCGGGACCATTTCAACGCCTGTATGGCTTCCTGGTTAAAATTCAGTTCTTCAAGAGTGGAGGTAACAAACTCCTTCACATCCGGATCGCTGATTTCAATTTCATACCCATATTTAAAGGCTGCCTCTGCCGGGATATCGACTATCTTTGAAAAAAGACCATCAGCAGCATATATCTGTGCCAGTTCAAAATCCGGTGTGGCCGGATCTGCTACATATTCATAATTTTCCAATGGGTCTTTATTCGTACCTACCTTATTGAGCATATTGATATAGCCATCAGCTCTATTATCTTTACCCAGTATTCTCACCTCCTTCGGTTATCTAACCAATGCTGACAAATCAAATAGCTTCGGTTCATATAGGCTCAATGCAAGTGCATCTGCTCTATCTGGGCTATCTATTCCACGCTTTTTCATTTCTTCCTTGCTTTCAAGGACTATCTTTCCCCTTGAAGTCATTCGGTACTTACGGCAGCTAAGCTGCGCAACCGTCTCATTATCATCCTGCAATGATAACTGACCGGCTTCCATGAGTTCCCTGATCTGCGCCCAAAGGTATGTTGTCATATTGTCGTAGTTCTTTGCTGCATCCTGATCTGGTACACTTGCGGCCGCATTGACAGGAACAATCTGCATCCTGGCAAGTTCTTTCCTCATATCTCCATGTTTCAGTTCCTCCAGTCGATCCGTTACAGCTCCACCGATTCCGCAATCATCAACATTTACATAAATAGGGCCGGAATATCCAGGATACTCTTTTATCATACGGAAATACTGTTCAATACAATAACCCGTCGTCTCCATCGTTCCATGCCCACGGTATGTCTTCACCAACCGACAATTATACCCCGCATTCTCATACATACAAGTTTCGTCACCACCATACCGGGCCACATCGACACCTAAAGCCAGGCGCTTAATCTGTTCATTCAGTTCCGTTCTAACTGCCTTCTCTGGCAGCTCCAATGGAATGAATACATCATCTTCCTGTTTAGGGAACAATCCCCTTACACGAACCCTGACAACGTTGCTGTCATATCCATATTTTTTTATCAGCGTTTGAATGCTCTGTTTGTTGGTACGCTTGCTGCTCTCACTGCTTACCGTATGGCACCGGTAAATTTCACGATCACGGGTATGGCTATCGTAAAATGTTCCGGAGGTTTTTGTAGGATTTCCCATTAGCAACAATTTATTATTCTCGCCAGACAGCGTACCAAGTATCGCCTCCATAATTGGATCTGCAACACCTGAAGCTTCATCGACGATGAACAGCATATTATCTTCATGGAAACCTTGCATATTCTCTGGCTTTGTAGCAGTCCTAGCAACGCCAAACCAGCGTTTCTCATTGCCAACCATGTAGACATAGGTCTTTGTCCATTTAATTAGCATGGGAAGCAGCGGAGAATTATTCATCCACTTTGAGATTTCCGACCACAACACATCATGCAGCTGTTGTTTGGTTGGTGCAGTTGCAACAATTCTCGGATATGGAAAGCAGACTAAAAACCACAAAAAAAGTGTCGCTTCAACACCCGTCTTTCCCACACCTTGGCCAGACTTAACAGTAACTTTCGGATAATCCCGTAAATCGTATGAAACTGCAATCTGCCACTCATCCGGTTCGAATTGCAGAACCTCTCGCATAAACAATATCGGATCAGCTCTCCAAAGAGGAATGCTCTCATCTAAAAACTTATGAAGCCATTGTATATCATCCATGAGAATTCCCCCTCATGGCAACCACACGCTCGGCCCAAGCTTTGACTATGTCGTTACCTTTTCCTTCACCTTCAAGCTTCTGCTTCTCAAGATGGAATTTTGTCAACGCTTCTATAGCCTTTGTCTTTTTGCTCTGAACAGAGGAAAGTTCCTGTTCCAGCCTTGCAATAATTAGGTCTTTGTTTGTGGTATGTGTATGAATATTGTAAGCCTTTCCCGGAAGCAGGTCATTGTTATCAACCTTTTCCTTCTGCCTACGGTTATATTCTGCCTCCTCTTCCTTATCCTTAAAAGTTCTTTTTTCCTCGTGCCGGGTAACATCGGAAACCGTGACATCTCCTTTTTGGTCCCGGTATTTGTTAACAGCCTTCAATATTCTTCTCTCTCGAATGGAGAAAAGCTGTATCTGCTCTATAAGCAGCTTTTCTTCATCTACTGGAACATATTTGACAAGTTCCTGCTCATCAGGATCCAGAGCATCCATGAACACCGCTCTGTATCCGCCATGCTTTGTAGCGTCCGGGGGTGGTTCGGGATTAGGATTCCCTTTCCCGTTAGAAGCTCCTTTAGAGTTCTTATTACCGGGCTGACCGCCTCGCTTTTTCTTTTGCAACGTTGCATTTTTCTTACTCTCTTTTTTTGCAACGTTGCATTGATTTTTTTTTGGCTTTGCTCCCCAACCATATCTGTTTTTCCAGCTGCGGACTGTTCCATCGGATATTCCCAATTTTCTAGCAATATCTACCATAGCCATTCCATCATTAAACAGCTTTTCGGCCTCTATTACTTTTTCGCTCGGCGCCCTCGGCATACCACCACCTCTCTTCTATTCGTTTTTGCAATCGTGCAGCACAAAGGGAAGCTATTCACTCCCCCGCTGTTTTCTGACACGAATATTGTATGTAATGACATTAAATCTTCGTAATAAATTCCGCTTTCGAATACATTTTTTCTGGTTTTACCATCATCCTTAAAAAGTCCTCTTTAGAGAAGTCTGAAAGACGGAATATCTCCTCCGGTTTCATGCCAAGTTGCTTTCCAATTTCCTCTACTGTCCTGCCTTCATTCATAAGTTCTTTTACAATAGCTTTCATTGGTTCAAGTAAATGCGTACCTCTTGCCCGGTTATGGGTAACTGTACCATAGATATTCCCGGCTTTGTCCTTATGCTCAACAATGACAACCGGGACCTTTCCTTCAAGCAGAGATTTCAAAGGTTCTTCTCCTGCAACAGTCCAACGATGAAATCCGTCAATGATTGTAAAATCAGGCCGAACCACAATTGGCAACGTCCAACCATTGGTTAATATGGATTGCTTCAGCAATTCCAGATTTTGTTTTGATACTTTGTTTGGGTTGTAATCGTTTGGTTTGATCATCTGCCTGTCTACCCACTGGATAGTAGATAACGGGCTGGCAATTTTCTTATCCATTGGACAGCCCCTCCTTTTTCTTGGCTTCTGCAATGTATTTACCATATATTCTCTGGTAAAGTGCTCTGAACGAGCGTAGCTTCGGGTCACCGGAAATAAGTCCTTCATAAATCGCCTTGCAGTCCTTATTGTCTGCGATAGCAGATACGCTCATAAAGAAATTCCGATATCTTCCTGCGACATATCTCTTATGCTTTGTCTGGAAATTCCCATCCATGTCAGAAAACAGTTCCAGGAGAGCCGCCTTGTAATCCTTTTCGGCAATTTCCTTTTCATTCTCTTTTCTCGCAGTGGTACTTCTTCCAAACATCTCACTATCCCAATACAATGAAGCGAGATATGCATTTGGCTCACGCCGGACTATCCGTTCCATCAAATCCGGATAGTATTCGTTCATTTTCACAAGGCTCTTGGCTGTATCGATAGAGAAGAACTGAGATACCCGCAGTTGCCCCTTTCGTGTGCCTGATTGCCACAGAAACAGATAAATCTCTGGTATATCAACCTTTTCGTTAAGGAGGTACAACCATACATCATTGTTGGTCCAGTCATAAATCGGAAATACCTGGTGCTTATTAGTCATTGTCTTTCCAGCTTTAGTCATGGCGGCTATATTCTGCAACCGCTGAACTGATTCCGCTGTTCTTATGCCAGTAATTGTTATCCCGCCAGAACACAATCTTGGTAAAAAATCCTGATATGCATCAATACGTGGTCTTAACAATTGGTGGGTTCGTATAGCAAATGATGGTGGCTGCCGTACCCAAACATCTTTTTTATATCTGTCCCAACAAATGAATGTCTCATCATTGGACAGTTCATTAAAGCAGTTGTAGTGCTTTACCTCCAGACAAAACCACTCAAACATCGCTCCAACTAATATGAATTTTTTCCGCCATTCTCTCACTTTGCTTTCCATACATGGAAAAATGGCTTCTTCATCAATAAACTGCACTGTAAGCTGCGCCGGATTGATTTCTCCTGCCTGTATCATATTTACTACGAGCTGAGACAGGCACAAACTATCCTTTCCACCGCTAAAGGACATATACACCGGGAGATTATTTCGGAATACATTCTTAATTCTGATCTTGGCAGCTTCCACCACATCGATACTGGCCTCACATCTTTTTATAGCCATATCTTTCCACACTTAGGGCAAATAACAAACTTTCTAACCTCGGTGGTTCCTTCATCATCTGCAAGCAGTTCCTGATTAACCGGTTCCGACGGTGCAGATTCGGACTGCCTCTCTGCCTCAAGCTTCTGGATCTGCCGTTCCTTTTTCTCAGCATTTTCTCTGATGCTCTGGATTTCTTCATCATCAAGAGTGCCATATTCCGCAATCTTTTCTGTAATATCCTCTGCATCTGATACCATCTGACGCAATATCTCTTCATCAAATCCTGGTATGTCTAAATCTCCCTGCAATTCTTCCAGGAAATCATTTAAAGTTTCCAGGTTTTCAATGCCAAGGGAAAAAATCTTATTGTCAGCTATCATGAGCTTTTTTTTCTGATTTGCCGTCAGATCATCGTGTTGATAACATTCAGCCTCCTCATAGCCCATGCGGAGCAGTGTTTCATATAAACCATTGCCGGCTAGAATAACATTTCCTTCATCAATAACAATCGGACGGAGCTGCCCGAACATCTGGACACTCTTTTCAAACTCCTGTAGCTGCTTTTCTGTATGGATTCGGATATTCTTTTCAGGTCGGACCAGGTCTGATAACTTCTTTATTACTTTTAGCATAAAAAAACCTCCTTCAGATAATTTGAAGGAGTTAAGACGTATGAAGGCTACCTGCAAGCAGCCGGAAACAATTACAATGATTCCAGGTATTCCTTAGCACCCGGAATACTCTTTGCAGCTTCTTTCACAATACTATTATCAATCTCATAGACTTCTCTCCACCCATTCTGCACAGATCCGGTCCATTGCCGGGCAGGCCAGGGGTGCGTTCCACAAAGGTATCCGTTGTTCCAACCATAGATAGGCGGCAATGTAATACTGTAATAATGGATATAAGCTAAAAGTGTTTCATGCTTCCATCCGGCCAAAGGACTATATCTGGTTACTCCTTTTCCGTCGGTATAGATATTGCCACCTTTTCCGCAGTAATTTCCATCCGCCCGGCGTCGGCCGAGCAATATCATATCCAGGTCATGAGTTTTATAATACTTTGTCTGGGCTCTGTGCTGCACTATGGCAAACCAGCGCGCAGCGGCCTTGCTATCTGCTGGAAACAACATTTCCGGATGCTTAGACAGCCACTCCAGATCCTGACCGGTATTTATAATTTCAAGATTCTCCGGTTTGTTCTCTTGGATCCAAGCCATGAATGCCGGATACTCTAAGCTACAAATACCCAGCATGCAATCTGTAATGCCAGCCTGCCGGCACAGATCACCGAGTACCAGGCTATCCTTGCCGGCACTCCAGGCATATGCTGATTTCTTCCCGGCGGTCTGCAGCTTAATTTCACCTATGGTTTCTGCCACCAGCGCCTCAAGCTCTTCCTGGGACACCATATCTTCTATTTCTACCATCACTTTCAGCCAATCATCATTTTTTATTGACTGTTTCCTACCTAACACATTCTTCACAGTTGACCTCCCGTCTTGACATCAAGGCAACAAATCCACTCAGCAGCACGGTTGTAAGACTCCCAATACTTTTTATAAGCCCACTATTCCAAACTGTCCCACAGGCGAAAATAGGAAGCCCAATAGCCAATGCAGTTACTACCCCTCTGGTGATTCCTCTAGAAGTCAACTTCACTCCCTTTAGTGTTAAAACTGTAGGCAAGAGTGTTGAAGCTCTTAGGGTTCCATAAAATAGAAACAGATGTGTAACTGTTAAGCCTGGGATATTTGCAATTCCTATGCCGGCGATTAGCAGCAATACCATAGACGCCTTTATAAGCTTTAAGTTACTATCCTTTACAATGTCAGTTGTAAGGGATGAAACAGCACACAGGTTACTATCCACAGTAGATAAGAGGCCTGAAATAATCATAAACAGGAACGGAATTGCGGTCCACGCCGGAAATAACCAGGTGATGATCTCAAAGTTGAGTACACCTATCTCTTGGACTTGATAACCAGATCCTGCACCTATAAAACCGAGAATTCCCATAGATAACGGCACTATTCCAAATAACAACGCCCCCATGAAGAAGGACCGGCCGATGTGCTTTTCTTTTGCAGTAAATGCTCTCTGCCAAAATGACTGATCACCAAATGGGCCAGATAACAGACCGATAGTCGTTGGTAATCCAAATCCAAAGAATAGCTCTATGCTCTTTTCAGAAAACAAGGATGTATATTCTCCACTGATACCAGCTAAACCAGAAGCCAGATTACCGACTCCACAACCCTTTAGACCAAAGAACACAAAGCCAGCACATGCTAACAACATAAACACTGCCTGAATGGCATCCGTTAATATCGATGCTTTTATCCCTGAGAACTGGGAATATGAATATCCAATAGCCGCCAGAATCACTGTCAGGCTCCAGAACGGAAGTCCAGTAACTGTACTAAGTATCTTGCTGCCTGCAAGCAGCTGAACACCGGTAGACAGCACCGACAAGCCTACCAGTTGAAATAAATACACTCGTTTGACATTATTGGATTTATATTTTTCCTTCATGTATCCGGCCAATGTTATTCCTGTTGGCATTTCTCGCCGGATCTTCTTTGCAAAGGGAATAAATAGCATGAGACATAACACATTCGGAACCAAAAACCAGAATAATCCCACAGCACCATTCACATATGCCCTTTCCGTAGATGTGAATAGAGATGGGGCCCATATCCAGGTTGCGGCAATACTCAATGCCGAC